ATTTTGGCAGGGAAGTCAAACCTTAAACCTACTAATAAAAATAAACCAGATGCAGACACAAGACGTAAACAAGCTGAACAAGAGTTCAACGATGTTAAGGCTGATGCTGACACTGGGTACGAACCAACAAGAACTAAGTTGTATCACGATAATGGAGTAATTGTTTTTGATGTGGTCACTAACTTTGACCTTAAGTTTACAAGCAAGGTGACAACCTTTCCTGTAGAAGATAAGGCAGAGATTAGTGACCATATTATCAATGAGAATCCTAAGTTCTCTGTTTCTGCAATTATATCTGACTACTCAGGTAATATGAACCCAGAGAAAGGTTCAATGACTGAGAATGATGCTTACAAAGAGTTGTTGTCTATTAGGGATAACCAGTCACCTGTTTCATTGTTGACTGTTCGTGATACTTATACTGATTTAATCCTCACTGAGCTTGGCTTCCCCAAAGCAACAGGTGATGGGTTGTCTCTCAAGATTGAATTATCTTTTGAGAAGATTCGTAGAGTAAGCTCCGAGTTGACCACAGTGTTTGTTAAATCTACTGGTGGTAGTAAGGCCAAAGATAAGGACGGGAAGGAGGTCAAACCTCAAACAGGTGATGCGGCCAAGAAGACTGAGGGTACTAAAGAGGGTGGTGCTAAACCTGCTGTGAATAAGGGCACACTAGAGGTACTGAATGATGGTACTACCGTGCCCACTAAGAATCAAAAAGCAGCCACAGGCTTAGGGGGATAATATGTTTCAATTAGAATTACCTAGTATTACAAAGTTCCCCTACCGATACACAACAATATTAGATAATATAAGTTATGTACTCTTCTTTTCTTGGAGTGTGAGAGCTGCATCTTGGTATGTATCAATTAGTACTGTAGATGAGGTTCCTTTGATCTCCAACATTAGACTAGTTCCAAACTTGGATTTATTTACCAACTTTCCAAAAAGTATTAGACCTAAAGGTAGGTTGTTTTTAATTTCCAATTCAGAGGATTATAAACACCCACCAGCAATAACTTTCGACAATATAAATACAGACTTCACTTTGTTATATGAAGCTGCTACCTAGAGATAAGTGATAATGGGCTTGAAGTGGTTAAGAAAATATAGGCTCACTATTGGTAAGCCGAATGTAGAAGGTTCTACTGCTACTACACAAAGTGTTGTTATCACTGAGTCTCATATTGAGTTTGATGTTTCTGTAACAGGAGATTCCAAACTCAATACGCTCGATCTAAAGATTTATAATTTATCACAAAGCACTATTGCAATATTTGATATTGAAAATGTGCAAGTAACCTTGGAAGTTGGCTATGGTGATGAACCTCTTGTGTTGCTATTTAAAGGTGAGAAAACAAATATGACTACTGCCCGTAAGGGGACAGAGATCATAACCACAGTTAAAGCAGCAGAAGGTAGTGTCGCCACTAAAGAGGGCGTTGCTAATGTAACCCTTCCTGAAGGCACTAAAGTTAGAGATGTTATTTCTAAACTTAAAGAATCTTTACCAGAAGTTAAAGTGTTGAACATGAATGGTGAGGGTTTAGATAGAGCTTACAATGGCGGTTTCTCTGCATCAGGTAATATTAAGAAAGCATTGGATGATATTTGTAGCAGTAATAATTTACAGTGGCACATTGATAAAGGGGATACCATGAATGTATTCCCTATTAATGGTGATACTAAGGTTAAAGCTATTCAGCTTACCCCCTATAACGGATTAATCAATACTCCTGAGAAAACTAATAAAGAGTTAAATAAACTCAAGAAGGATATTGATGCTGAAGATACAGCAGGGGTTAAGTTTGAATGTTTACTTAACCCACTTATTCAAGCTGGTGGTGTTGTGCAACTACAAGGTACATTCAACTCAGATGGAAATTATCGAGTTGATAAAGTGACACATGCTGGTGGATATGAAAGTGATGATTGGACTACAAGCGTAGAGGCGGTAAATTACTAATGCAAGATATGCTAACAGAGTTGCTAGATAATTGTCTATCGTACCAGCTTGATGACCTCCATACAATGTTACCTGCTGTAATCATTGCAATAGATTATACAACCCGTAAGGTGAGTGTACAACCCACAATAAAGAAAAGAAAAAGAGACGGGGATAATGACGCTAAAGGTCTTCAGGATATGGCTATTATCCAAAACGTTCCACTGGTTACACCAGCTAGTAAATTGGCAATGCTTAGTATACCTGTTAAAGTGGGTGATGAGGTTCTTCTGGGTTTCTTTGAGCGTAGTGTTGATAACTATCTTTATAGTGATGGTAGCAAGCCTATTGATCCTCAAGATTACCGCAAGCATGATTATAACGATGCTGTGGCCATCATTGGATTAAACACCTTCAAGAGTGCCCTTGGGATGCATCCTGAGAATACAGTGCTGATGATGAATGTCGGTACAGGGCAAGAGTGTAAGTTGTCCCTAAAGCCTTCAGGGGACGTTGTGCTGGATACCCCAACTAAGTTCATTGTAAACGCTACAGGTAATGTTGAAGTGAATACATCTGCTGATGCAGTTGTCAGTGTCTCTGGTAATATGACAGCTACGGTTGGTGGCAATACTACGATTGATTGTGGACAGACTACCATTACAGGGGAAGTTAGGATTGATGGCGGCCTCAGCGTAGGTAGTGACGTTCAAACTGATGCAGGCTTTAGTGCTAACAACCACCGCCATGTGGCTAACCTTGGTAAACCCTCTAGTAAATTTATTTAGTTGTTGACAAAATAGAGTTTGTAGCTTAAAATAGACTATTTAATTTAATAGGTATTATATTGATGGTTGATTTTAAAGAAGTGGTTTTACCTTTGACATATAAGACAAGAAATAAACTAGTTTGTGGAATAGGTATAAACGATGCTTGGTACATCACAGAGCGTAAGGTTGACGGTATCAACACCAAGTGTCCATACTCTGTGAAGTGGAAATCATTAATGAACTCTGTTGCTAATTCGATGAGGAAGACCGACAGACCTGCGGAAGATTTCATAACATTGGATTGGTTAACCTTTTCCAATTTCCGTAGGTGGATGGAGACTCAAGAGTTTGCAAACCACAGACTCTCTGTGAGCACCGGGTGTACCTATTCACCAGAGAACTGTGGTTTCATCGAATATGAGAGCAAGGGTTTGTTCTTTGGGGTGGGGTATAACCCAAAAGGTAAACACCCCACCAAGATAGATGGTATACCCACCAAAGAACAAACCCTATGGTTGAATATGTTAGCCAGATGTTACGGTAAGCATCAAAAGGATGGTAGAAATTCAACCTACGCTGACTGTTCTGTTTCTGAGAATTTCAAAGATTTCCAATACTTTGCAGAATGGTGCCAATCTCAGGTCGGATTTGGTTTAAAGGATTGGCACTTAGATAAAGATATACTCTTTAAAGGTAATAAAATTTATTCTGAAGACACTTGTGTATTTGTGCCCAGTGAGTTGAATGTACTATTTAATAAGAAAAAGAAACAGCGTGGTGATTATCCAATAGGTGTTTCCAAATCATCTAAGCCAGATTACAGCTATTCCTCTGTTTGCAATCACAACGGCAAGCAAGTTTGGCTCGGTTATCACACCACGGTTGAAGCAGCTTTCTTTAGATATAAAGAGTTCAAAGAATCTGTGGTAAAGGGGGCTGCTAATAAGTGGAAAGACCAGATTGACCCAAGAGCTTACACAGCCCTTATGAACTATCAAGTGGAGATCACAGATTAATGAGTTTATCAGCAAGCTCCTGTGCGGCTGCAATCAACGCTGCAATGGACGACTATGTAGCTACCTACCCGTCAGGATCGTTCGCTACAGCCTTCGCGAGCGCTTACAAAGCCTATTCACAAGCGGGGGTGCTGTCTATGGGTGGCGGGGTTGCTGGGAGTGAGAATGACTCAATCTTAACAGACTTCTTCAACTCATTCTCTAGTGACACCACAGATGCAGCCTTTGGCGCAGTTCTGGCACAGTATTGGCAATCGTGCCTACTTGTACCATCTGGTGGCGCGATTAGTTTAACTAACGATGCAGCAAGTAAGGTAGGGGCATTCACAGCAGCAATCACTGCAAGTTACCGTACTACAGATACCCAGCCTTACTACCTCCATTTCATACAAGCTATTGAAGATGTAGCTAAGACAATCCAATGGACAGTTGTTATCCCCTCTCCCCCATTTTCAAGACTCGAAACTGTGAGCTAACATGCTTAAATTAGACCCCACTACACATGACTTGGTTATTGAAAACTTCTCATACGCTTTCTTAAAGACTGATATGGAAGATCTTAATCAACGATTAAAAGTAAAGCTCTTAATGAACAGGGGGGAGTGGTTCTTTGATAGAACTTATGGTATCCCTTACTTCGATGAAGTGTTTGTTAAAGGTGTAAAGAAAGATCAACTAGATGATATATTTAAGATTGCGATCTTACAAGAACGTAATGTAGATAGTATTGTTTCATATTCAAGTGTTTTAAATTTATCTCAAAGAACCTTTTCTATTGAAGCTAAAGTAAAGAAAAAAGGTGGAGAGATAATTCCTATTTCCCTATCATTCTAATTATCAGAAGGGAGCCTTAAATTGGCCGGAATTACCAGTAGTGGATTTACAAGAAAGACCCTTCTTGAAATTATCCAAACAATGAATGATAAGCATGTTGCTAGATATGGCAGTGCTTGGGTTCCAGATACAAACAACCCACTGTATAACCTTCTGGTTATCTATGCAGATGAAGCTAGTGACTTGTGGGAAGTATTTCAGCAAATGTATGATGGTAGATCGCCATCCGCAGCTTCAGATGTTCTCCTTGACAACACAGCGGCTATTGTTAATGTAAACAGATTAGAAGAAGAGCCTTCTACTGTTGTTATCGAATTTACAGGTACTGTTGGTACAGTTGTTGCAAGTGGCACAGCTCTTAAAGTTACCAACACAGACGCTAGGTTTTTTACAGATCAAGCACTCACCTTATCATCTTCTATTTTTAGTCAAGTTGTTATTAGTCTGGTTGGTGTAGTTGACAGTACAAACTACACAGTTACTATTGACAGCGTACCTTACACTTACAATTCTGGTATTGGAGCTACAACCTCTTCTATCTTAGCTGGATTGGCAGGAGTAATAAATTTAGGAAGTAATGGTTGTGATGCTTCTTATACAACCACTTTATTGGTAAATGTTACTGAAGATAATTCAACATTACCGTTAGCTTTATCTGGTAATTTGGTAGTGACCACAGTGTCCAATCTAGTTACAGCTTCTTCCGAGTTTGTGGGGCAAGTAAAAGCTCCTGCTGGATCATTGACAGCCACCTTAGTTCCCATATCAGGAATATCTTCCGTAACAAATCTACAAGATGCTGTTTTAGGCAGGATAGAAGAGACAGACGAAGAGTTAAGAATCCGTAGGTACGACTCTGTTGCTTCAACAGGGAGTGCTAATTTCAATGCACTACTCTCCAAAGTTCGTAACTTAGATGGTGTAAAGTTCACCGCATTAAGAGCCAATACAGGGGCGTCTACCAACTCTGATGGACTCCCATCTAAGGCCTTTGAGTTCACAATAGAAGGTGGTGATGAACAAGAGATTGCAGAAACTATCTTTGTTAATCAACCTTGGGCTATTGAGTCTTATGGTGATGTTAGCCGAGTGGTAACAGATATTGATGGTAATCCTCAAACTGTTAAATTCAGCAGACCAACTAATATCTACATCCATGTCCTTTGTGAGTACGAAGCATACGGGGAAGAAACTGCTCAACTTTTAGTTAATGAAGCTATTGCAAATAGTATCCTTAATACAGGTAATAAGATTTCTGTAGGTGGTGATGTTATCCCAACAAGATTCTTAGGTGATATTTACAGTAAGACTTCAGGCGTTGGTAAGGTAACTATCAGCTTGTCCAAGTCTTTAGACGGTTCAACAACACTTATACCTTTCACTACTGACACCCTAGAATTAGGGGTTAAAGAGAAACCAGTATTTAGAATTGACCTCATCAGTGTATTGAGGGTTTAACCTATGACTGATTACTTTGTTTTTGATGGTGGAGAGGGTCTAGGTTTTGGGGACTCTGGTGATGACACTGTTGGTGGGGAGTTCATAAGCGCCCTTGATGATGTTGATCACGTTACTCGTGGTTTGTCTCGTTTACCTAACCAGTATTATGAATCTGAGAATCTTAAATTCTTAGAGCAAACGTTCCTCGAAGAGTTACAAGAATTAGAGAGTAATGTCCAAGCCTACATACAGCAACAAAGTTTAGACTCTGCTACTGGTGTTAACTTGGACATGATAGGTGAGGATGTTGGCTATCGTAGGCCAGTGGGTGCGTCAGAAGAAAGTTACAGAAAAAAGATAAGACTTAAAATACTGGCTAACACCTCCAAAGGTAGGTACGAAGATTTTAGTGCTGCAATTAAGTTAGCTGCTGAGACAGATAATATAACAACCCAAGTGGAGTATCCAGCAGGTTTTTCTTTTGCTGTTGATGTCCCTCTCCCCACAGACGACACTTTGTACTTAGTAAAAGATACACTTCCTATAACGGTAAAAATGGCAACCAGTTCCCCATTCTCTACAAGCGACAGATTCTGTTTTGCGGGTGGAGTTGGTAAAGGTTTTACCGATGTAGATGCCCCTGTTGGGAGTGGTGGTCAATTTCGTAGTAGAAAAGAATTCAATTAAATGAGGATTACACATGATTGCTGATCCAATCATTCTTCCAGAATTTGCAAGACTGGATTACACCAACGGATACTTAGGTGGCGCTAGTGTTTTAGAACCTAACAACTTGAAGAAAGATACTGGCTGGATGTATGGCGAAGAGCCAGATCGTGAGTATTTTAACTGGTTGGCGAGATATACTTATCTCAATCTACAATATTTGAAACAACAAAACAATGAAGTCAATATGTACTTCCAAGGACAATGGTAATGAGTGAAGGAATGCTTGGTTTCCATAAGTCAATTACATCAGGTACATTTAATGTGTATCAGTGTCCTGTGGGGAAGTATGCAAAAGTAATAATTAATGTGGCTGCTGATGTTATTGGTAATGTAGATTGTGTTCTGCATATATCTCCAACTACAATGCCAACAGATACACACACATTTCAAAAAGAAAGTTTTAACTCTGTAAACAATGGCTTCATTCGAACAGCCGTTATCCTGACCTCAGAAGAGTGGTTAAGTTATACAACTACAGCAGCAGGCGTAACTGTAACAGTGGATGGTATTGAGTTCTTGACTAACTCCAAAGAAATATCAGAACAACTACTAATTTCTACTAATACTGAGACAGTGCTATATGAAGCCCCTGTTGATGAGACTGTAACAATTAACACAACAGTAACAGGTGTGTTGAGCGGCACTGTAAACTCTGCAACCACTAAACTGTATGTATCGACAACCAATGCCTCTGGCGGGGGTTTACTCTTAGTTAACTCAGTTAACTCGGGGCGTACAGGGTATGAATATTCTGGGTTAGTGTTAACATCGGGACAGAAGCTCATCCTTGTTACTACAAACATAGTTGGTAATCTTGCAGTTCGTGTACACGGTTTTAGGAGAGATGTTTAATGAGTTTAATTAATTTCGGGGCTGGTAATTCACAACAGGGTGTATTCTCCCGCATAAAGCCGTACCCTACACCAAACATTCAAGGGGTTGTCCCTAACGGTTCCATACCAGTCGTAAGAAGTGGCAATAAAAACTACTTCACACCAGTTACGTATTCACTGTCTGATCCAAATATGGCTAGGTATATCACACTACATTCAACAAACCCACTAGCCCTTATTGCCACTACAGATTTGAACACTGTTACAGCAGGTGGTAGACTCCTAGCAATGTGTTTAAGTTCTGCCGACCAATGTATGTATGTGGTACTGCAAGGGGCAGATACCCTAATCAGGCTCATAAAGATTTCAGATACAACTGGTGCCATAACTGCAATAGGTTCTGGATTTACCCCAGATAGTCCCTCAAATTGGCAACCTATTAACGGCACTTTAGAGGTTGTATCTGGAGTGGTAAGGTATAGGTGTGTAGGTAAATATCAAGATATAGATAAAACTACAGGCAATCCCGTAATACAAGATGTAGATTTCAGTCTCCCAAACTACACAGATGGAGAG